ATTCTACGTCTGTATATTTAATTAAATTTACTAAATTGTCAAAATAGTCTTTTTCATACATCATTTGTAATTGCCCCAATCGCTATTTGGCGCATGTGCCATAGTCTTCTTATATTCCCTATTAAAGAGATTCTTTGATTTTTTAAATATAAGTAAGAGGGATCTTGACCTAAATTTAATTTTCCTGATTCAACATCATCTATGGGGACTACGGTGATTGATCTAGCTGCAGCTACAATCTCATCTATAGAGTATGAATCTATATTTGCGCCATCTAATCCAATACAATATAAATAAAAAGAAATCTGCCTATTTATATACTCTAAATCTTTTAATGCATTATAGCTCATGTTAAATCTTCTATATTTGGAGACAGTGGAAGAATTATGTATCTATTCATTTCAACAAAGTCATTTGTAAGAACATACTCTCTTGTAGTTCCACCATTTTCCATTACAATATTTTCATCTTCTTCAGAATAAACTGGTACTGTATCGTCCATTTGTTCTGTAAATTCATGAATAAGTTCTTCGCTAATTTTTTTGGGTTCCATATTAATTAAGTTTTTTTAAAGAAATTACTTGATTATACAATGATGTATATGCATCTTTTTGCATTTGAGAAACTTCATCACTTATTAAGTTCTCCAATGATGATGCAGCCATTACATCTTCTGGATCTTCTCCTAGAATATAGCATAGTTTATATATAGACTTTGTTAAATAAGTAGCTGTTTTTTGCTTAATTAAATTAATCTCTTCGACTGAAATACTAGTCATTAATACTGCTCCATGTTTACGGCTACAATATATTGTAATGAATCTTTTTCATACCCTTTACCCTCAAGGTGATTTAGATAGTCTTGTCTAAGAAATGGAAGATAAACATTTACTGTACTTGTTGCGTTAGCGGGATCTTCTAGTGGATCAAGAACACTTTCGCCCAATGCTTCATTAGGACTTCCATGACAATACCACCCTAAGTATGCATATCTTACACCATCGCCTGTTGGCTTTATTTGATGAGCCGCCATATAGTCGCTTGGAAACATTAATACGTCTCCTTTTTTGGGGAAATACTCTATATCTAAATAAGGAAAGTAATGTGATCCTGCGGTAAAATTTTTTCCATTAAGCTCATCATCAGATTTAACACTATCATTAATATAAAATATTGAACCAACTACATTCTTCATTGCTAATTGTTGGCCTGGATGAGGAAGACCATACATATAGTCTGTTTGTATATCTGCGTGAGGACCCATATAAACATCTGATTTATATTGAGTTATATGACCCCTACTCTGCCACCAAACACATTTATAGACCAAAGGAAACATTTCTATATACTTTAATAGGCACTTATATTTTACTTCATCTATAAATGATAGTGTTTTCATTGCCTGAAGCTCTTGATCTTTATGTATTCTTGTTGCCCTATAAGGCATTTGCTCAATTGTTTCAATAGGGAAGTAATATCCGCTATTATTTACATAAACTTCTTCTCCAGTATTTGGATGTATTGCAAGGCTATACATTTCTGCCTTTTCTTTTTCTATACTTCTTTCACAGAAATTATACATCCAGTCCCAATCTATTGTTGCGGTATTTTCAAAAAGAACAACTCCACCACCAAGATGTTTTGGTTTTACATCAGTATAATTCATCATTGTCATTTTCTCCTAATCCACTGTCTAGCTGAGCTAACTTTGGCAATCCTTTAATTCCTGGTCCAATCTTTTTATTATCTGCATCTAAACCAGTTTTTATTCCTTTTACCCATGTCCATGGTTTTTCTTGTGAGTTTTTAATTTTAAAATCATTATATTTTCTTCTTGATTCTTCCAACTCTTTATCTTCCCATCTATTAACTACTTCAAATTCTACACTTGGGAGTAGGTCTGTTGGATAAATAGTAAAAAACAAAAATGGACTTCCCTTAGGGAATACAACTGGCTCATTAACCTTGTGGATTACCCAGTTTGTTTGAACTTCATCTGGCCACCAACTACTTGGAATACTAGCTGTCATTGGAGACGCTCCATCAATATAATAATTTGGTGAACCAGTTGTCCATAAACTGTAACCTTCTTCAGTATTTATTGCCCATCCAGTTGCAATAGATATCATTCCATGAATATTTGAGTGCGCAAAGTGAAATCCATTATAAACTCCACCGCTAACTATTCTTGCTGGACTTGGACCACCGTCCCAAATTACAACTAACTCTTCTGGCAATATCATTTCCCAACCACTAACATTTGCCGTAGTAACCGGAGTGCACTGATAAGCGTGCTTGTTATGAGTTTTGTCCATCCAATCTCTTTTAAGTCGAGATTGTCTTATTTCAACTGGATTATTATGAGTTCTTGAAAGTGTTACTTTTGTCATTTAAATACCTGAAAATAAATAGTCTGAATCTAACTGCTTTATTGGACCTGGCATTTTGCCAAGGAATCTTGGAGCTCTTCCTGCTTTTGGATCAGCGGGAGATCCGTCTAAATTATGCCCATATTGAAAACCTTTATGGGTTCTTTCATTATAATCAAACATAGTTACAACAGCATATTTTGTACCAGATATAACTGGAATAGAACTGTGTGCGTAAATGTATGTTGATGGAAATAATATTATATCTCCAACTTTTGGTTTTATTTTTAGCTTAAGAATATCAAAAACCAGTTCTCCACCTTCGTAATCATCATTTAAATAAGCTACAGACGACACTGTACAATTATAACTATATCCATGATCAGCATGAGCAGAAAAGTATTCTCCTGCAATATACTTAACAAAATTAAAGCTTTCCATAAAATCCATCTTGATTCCATGTCTAACTTCATAATCGTATAGGCATTCAAGCAGTGGAGATTTTACTGCTTCGCATACATCTTTTATTTCAGAAACTTCTGGAAAATTTTCCCAAACTGTATTGTCTGGATGAATTTTAAAATCACTACAATTTCTATAACTTCTATTCTTGTTTAAATCTCCAGTTGTTCCCAAGTCCCACTTAAATATGTCATAACTAGATTTTGACAATCCAGACTCAAGTTTATTTATTAGGTTTTCAGTATCTTTGATGGCGCCTCTGTATATGATAATTCCCAGTCTTTGATCAAAGACATATTGTGCATTCATAATTACCTATCCTAACTAGATGTATGGTATACTTTAAAGCAAAGTCAATTATATCACAATTTGTGGAGAGCTAAATATGTTCAACGAAGAAATTACGGAAGAAAAACCATGGAAGGTTTTACCTGGAACATTTGGAAATTCTACCAATAATATTAAAATTATAGAAAATTTTATTGATCAAAATGATTTATTATCTCTACAAAGTTTCGTAAAAAAAATAGATGAATGGGATAATTCAAAAGAAAGTGAATATCATGAAGATGGCACTATTAAGTATGGTGCTGATGTTTGGTTAAATAGAACTTGTAGTTCTTATATTGTAAAAAGACTAGATAGAGATATCTATGATTTAATTGATTTTTACATTGATAAAATGACATCAAAAATAAATGAAAACTACAATTGCATTGTTGAAAAAAGACCACCTGTAATAGTTTGCTGGAGACCTGGCGATTTTCAAATAGCTCATGCCGACAAACAACTCCAAGACGGAAGACCAAATGCTTTTCCGGATTATGATATCAATTCATTATTTTATATAAATGATGATTATATTGGCGGAGAACTATTTTATACTCAGCATCAAATTAAGATAAAGCCAGTTGCTGGAATGGCTGTTTCTCACCCCGGTGATGTTAATTATATACACGGAGTAACCCCAGTTCTATCTGGAGTTAGATGGGTTATTCCAGCTTTCTACGCTGTTAAATCTTTTTAAGTTTATTTAAACGCAGGAGGAGCAAAAAATCCTGGAGGAGCAAAAAATCCTGGAGGAGCAAAAAATCCTGGAGGAGCAAAAAATCCTGGAGGACCAAAGAATCCTGGTGGAGAAAAGAACGCTGGCGGAGAAAAGAACGCTGGTGGAGAAAAGAACGCTGGCGGCGAAAAAGAACCTATATTATAATTAATAGAAGTTCCCAATGGAGTAACTGTAGTGTCTGTTACCGCTGGAGTTACAACTCCACCTAAAGCTGGGTTTGTTGTGGCGGTTGAGCCAACGCTTCCAACTACGAAACCAGCTCCAGTAATTGTTGAGTTGGCGGTTGCTTGTGCAGTGCCTTCTGCGATTGTTGGTTTTGCTGCTTTTCTATTTTGTTTTTTGCCATCATCTGCTGCCATATTATGCCGCCAAATCTCCTAGTGCTACCCACGTATCAGTGGCTCTCTTTATAAGTGTAGCAGATGACCATTGAGTACGCAACTTAAGACCTGGAGTTGCATTAATTGTAACGCCAGATTGAGGGGTAAGAGTAGTTTGACCGGCACCAGTCTGGAGGACTGTTAAGGTTGTGCCAACTGGGAAAGCTACGTTTGCATTAGATGGCACTGTGAGAGCATTGCCTGAGGCAACGTTCATTTCTACCATCTTACCACTGTCCGCTAATACCAAAGTATATGCTGCGGTTTGGGCATTGGTTACTGTATCGGTAAAGATTCTTTGATAGTTTGTTCCATCGTTTGTAAATTCCCAGCAGTCTGTAGTTTCATTCCAGCGGAAAACTACGTTAGTTGAAGTTCCACGCTCAATTTCAATTCCAGCATTCTCTGAAGGAGTTCCTGCTTCATTGTTATTTAATATAATAACATTATCATTAATGGTTAATGTTTCAGAGTTTACTGTTGTTGTTGTTCCGGAAACTATTAAGTTACCAGATACAGTTAAGTTTCCTGCTACTGTTGGATTTGATGTATTTACCCAAGCCGAACCATTGTATGAAAGAACTTGATTAGCAACGGCAGAAGTTATTGTTACATCTGAAAGATCTGTAATGCTAAGAACTTCTGCGGCCGTGGCATTGACCCAAGCTGATCCATTATATTTCAAAAACTGATTGCTTGAGGCGGAGGTTATCGTAACATCTGCAAGATCTGTAATATTCTGAATTTCAGCACTAGTAGCATTAACCCAAGCCGAACCATTATATTTCAAGAATTGATTATTTGCAGGTGTAGATATAACTACGTCACTAAGACTGTCTAGATCATGAGCTGCCCAGGAAAGACCACTTGCAGCAGAGGAGTTTGCTGCGAGTCTTTGACCATTAGTTCCGACGCTTAATACTGCTGGAGTGTTATCAGCTGTTGCTGTAAAAATATCTCCTTTTGCATTAGCTAGAGTCTTAAGAATTGCGTCATCTGTTATTTCAGCGATTACGAATGCAGTTGTAGCTATTTGAGTATTATTTGTACCTACGTTAGCGGTAGGAGCAGTTGGGACACCAGTGAGTGCTGGGTTTGCCAGTGTTGCATAGCCAGAAAAATCAACTGCTGACTTAC